CAACGGTTATTCTTGGAATACGTAGTTTACCAATTTCTATCCCTGCGTCTGCTCTCTCTTGCTCGGTCATGCTTGCAATCTCAGCAACTCTTTTCTTACCTGCCCAGTTTGTAAGCTTAAACTTTAGTTGAATGCCATCCACACCCTCAGTGTTACGCACGTGCATAACTCGAACATCTAGGTCTTCAATTGAGTCCGCGTCAACAGCTGCAGACGCTCCACGCATTGCGGCCTTCTTGTCACTGGTGTCAAGAGCCTTTGCTACTGCGTCTGGAAGGGCAGGCACTCCCTCGAAGTTAGATAGTGACCAGTTGGCTGGGCTATCTACAATCACCGGCTCAGCCCCTGCGCCGGTAGCCTTGGTTGTAGACTTTTTAGCCGTAGGTCCCTTAAAGTTTTCATCAATGGTATTTGTAGATTTTAGAGTCTTACCTGAGCGCCACTTTACTACGCCGTTTCCAAAGTCTACAAAGGCGTAGTTATCCTTGTTAACTTTTAGCACGGTGCCAACTACACCGTCCTTGTCTGCAACCTTTACTCCTGCAAAGATCTGATTTCCAGTAGAATCAGCAATTGATGTAAAGCCGTCAGGAACTTCAATTTCATCAACCGCATCTACGTCTTCTAAGGCTTCTGGCTCAGAACCAAAAGGCTCAGATTTATTTTGAGATATCTTTTCAAGTAGCGCGTCGTTTTCTTCCTTGGTTGGTTGACGCCATTGAAATACCTCGATGCCGTTTCCGCCAGGCTCAAAGAAATCAGGTTTAGAGTCAGGGGTGTAATTTGTCTTCTTCTTTGCGTCAATGATGTACACGGTCTCACCGTCAGGGGTTGCTGCAATCATTCCGTCTTTCTCATGAACTGCAAGAATCTTTCCACCCTCTGGCATTCCGTATGAGAAAAGTTTAACTAGTTCGTTTGCCGCTTCATTAAGAATAGGCTCGGTTGGGAAAGGAGTACTTGGAGATGGCTTGGTTGCTGCTGGCGTTGCTTTTTCTCCAGCTGCAATTTCATCGCTAATATCAACTATGCCAGGAGCGACTATATCGGTAATTGCTGAGATGATATCTGCGTCATCTGCCTCAGACCAATCAACAAGGCCTTCTTCATCTATAGCATCGCGTATCTGATCTGCCTTTTCTTTAGAGATCTTAGTGCCTTGAGCATCTAGCAGATCTAATATCATCTTTGAGTGGGCTTGAATTTTTTTATTATCGGTGTAGATGTCACCGTAGAATTCTTCAGGCACAAGGTCTTCATTAAGAACAGACTTGTACTCTTTTGCAAAGTCGTCCATCTTGTCAAGCGGTACCTCTACTGTAATTTCGTCAACGCCATCGACATCTAACTTAGAATCAACTACATATGGCAGAACTTCTTCGTATCCAGCAGGTCCGTTACTGTTAGGATTAAAAGGACGAGTCCCGTCGTGAACAAACGATACACGAACTTTCTTTCCGTCCTCAGTTAGTTGCGCAGTTGGCTCAAACTGGCCAATGTCATCTTGCGGAGTTTCTGGTGTTGGCGCTTCTGGAGCTTCTGGCTTGGGAGCGTCCGGAGCCTCAGGGGCTTTTGGGCCTTCGCCACCACCGCCATCGCCATCAATGACTGTTAGATACTTAGTACTAAACACCTTAGGCTTACCACCGTCAGACATCTTAACCCAGACGTAGCCTGAGTTCTTGTCGTAGCGTGAAAGTACTCCTTCAAGAACTTCACCCTTCTTTTCATAACGAATTTTTGCGCCTGGCTCGATAGGTGTTCCGTTTTTATCCTTGTAAGGATTTGTTACAGATTCAGTTGCAACTGGCTCTGGAGCTTCAACAGGCGCTTCTGGCTCTTGCACTGCTGGAGCGTTCTTATCGTTATCTTCTTCAATATACTCTTTTAGAACGCGTAGTTGCTCGTCAATATCATCTACGTTATTCATTAGACCAATATCTTCTTCATCCCAGTCATAGGTGTCAAGCATGCCGCGTAACTCTTCAAGAACTCCTGGCAGCTCTTCATCAGAGATCTCGCCGTTGCGCCAGTCAACTAGCGCAGTGTCGATTTGATCTGCAACTGCCTGGAACGCCTTTCGGTATATTGCAAGTTGTTTTTCGTCATCAGCGTACTCTTGTGCCCAACCACCAGCCGTATCAAGCGCGCTGTCAATTTCTGCGTTCTTTCCTTCAGGAGTTTGAACTGCCTCTGGTTCTGCGTCCTGCTCTTCGCTAATATCTGCGTTGTCAACTACAACAGAGATGTCCTCGCTAAGGAGGTCATATCTCTCAAGAATAAACTGGCGACGAGCCTTTAGCTTATCCTTTATCTCTTGTGCTGCTTCTGGGTCTGTGACAATTCCATCAACCATTGAGTCAATGTCATCGTTAGATATCGCAAGAAGCTTGCGTGCTGATTCCTTTTGTTGCTCATCAGTCATTGAACCAAATACAGCAGCAGACTGTGGATTCATGCTTGGGTCACGTAAGGTGTCAAGTTCATTGACCTCGTTACCAAACAATGACCCCTTTGGTTTTCCCATAGCGCGGAACAAAAGCGCTCCACCTGGGTCCACACGGACTGGGTTGCCACTGCCATCGGACATTACGTTATCAAATCCTAGTCCTGCAACGTCCCAGTTTCCAAGCCACGCGTCAATTGCAAAGCCTTCTTGCAACTTAGCAAGATACTCTGGGTTGTTTAGTTGTTCTTGTAGATCTTGTTTTGAGCCGATGATGTCTGGAGAGAACGTCATCTTAACTCCGTCGTCTCCACTGCCAATTCCAATATCTGCTGCGTCAACTCCTAGAAGTTTATAGAACGCAGAAGCAAGAACTTCGTTTTGTGCGTGTAGATCAGACTTTGGCTTCTTTACATAGTAACGATTTCCTTCAGCGTCCTCATAGAAGCCACCTTCGTTAGAACCAAGCTGTGGACCAACCTTCTTCCAGCCTTCCATGTCATACTCTGTTGAAAGTTCTTCAACTATGTCATTAACTGGGTTGTCTGCACTTTGTTCTGTAGGCTCAGCTTCTTCGTCAGATGCCTGCGCAGCTGGGTCTGCGTTTGCAATGTCATCAAGTAACGCGTTTGTATCAACACCTTGAATCTGTAAAGCATCACGAACAAGTTCTACAGCAACAGTAACTTCCTTGTCGTCATCCCACGCAAGAATAACTTCACCTGACCCATTTTCAATTGCCTGTCTAAACGTTTCAGTAAGAGCGTCACGGTCGTAGCTGCGCGCAACAACATCAGGCTTATCTTCAAAATCATCGGGGAAATCTTGTTCTGCTCTTGATTCGTATCGAGAAGGATCAATCTTGTGATAACCTTCTGGCATCTCTGGAGATTCGTTATTTTCTATTAAGAGAGATTCGTAGGACGAATCTTCTCCAGCAAGAACAGCATCACGCTTTGACAGCGCCTCGATCTCAACCTTAAAGATTTTTCTACCGTCTGCGGCAGTTGTCTCTTTAACTTCTACAATCTTAAAGTTTCCTAGTACTCTGTGCTCTAGCTCATTAAAAGTGGATATTCTTGTCAGATCTATTGACTTTCCTTTTAGAGGCTTTATCGTAAAGATGATTGATGTCTTATCAACATTTTTTGCCATCGCGCCCGCAAAGATCGAAGCATTGATGTCACTCGTTGAGAACGAACGTGCATCAAACGACAAAACTTCTCTATTTTTAATTTTTTGTATAAGAGGGCTGTCGAGTGGTACCTGTAGTCCTCGGTACAATGACACCTGGTTATATCGAGATGACTCGGTCATAAGCCTAAAGAACGCACCTGCAAATGATGTATCGCTGTCGACTGACTCTCTTCCATCAATTAAAGCTTGCTTTGACTTGATAAGATCTTTTATGGTTCCGTTTTTGTCAAAGAACTCTTTTACCTCTGACCATTCAGCAGAACCATTATACTTTTTAATTGCATCGAAGACGCCTACTGCTAATCGAGTTCTTTCTACACCGTCACTGACTCCTTCATCAAGAGCAGTGATGGTTCCCCATAGGGCTTGAAAGGCTTGCTTCTCTTCAGGAGTAGCATCTGGGTTAAGCGCTCCTCCGATGTAGTCGTCTAGTAATTTTGCAAGATCTTCCGATATATTACTGGAGGTATCCTCTACGGGATCTCCTTTTGCTTTTCTAATTGCATCAGCAAGTTCTACAATCTTAGGGTTTGGCTCGCCGTTTCTGTTGATCTCTAGTAGCTGCGACACGATGGCAGACCCTGAGTCTGCGAGTGCAACGTCAACGTTTGCTCTTGCGATAGCCTCTGCGTCCTCTGGGTCAATCGCATCAAGCAATGGAGTCTCTGCTTGGATGTTCTCTTCCTTGCGAAGAGACTTAAGAAGATCTTGATTCTTACTCTCGCCTAAACCTGCATCGTAAAGTTGTGCAAGTAGAAGGTCAACGTCATAACCTTGCTTCTTAAGTGCAAGGTATATTGCCTCTACTGGAACCCATTCTTCACCGCTATTGAAATCAAGAGCTCCAACACCTAGACCAACAGGTTTAACTGCTGGCTTCTTTTTCTTAGGGCCAGGCTTGCCTTTCTTTTTAGCTGGCTCGCCATCTTCGTCAAGCTCTTCGTCGTCATCATCGTCTTCAAGAAGATCTAACGCGTAATCTTTTTTACCGACGATACCTTGGATAAAACCATCAACAAGCGCATCGGTGCCAAACTTGTTTGCGATAACTTCTGGGTCATCTGAGAAGTCAGAACTCATCTCATCATCAACGCGACCTTCAGGTTCAAACTTCTCAGGACTTTTTAGTTTCCACGCACCTTCAGGAGGCGTAAGTTTTGAGACAACAGATTCTTCAGGTGTACTAACAGCTTCTGGCTCTGCTGCAGGAGCCTCGGGGAGTTCTGCGATAGCTTCGTCATCTGTGCGAGGAACAGGAATTGTTTCCTTAAACCAAGGATCAGATGGATCGTGTTGTAGACTCTTTGCATCTCCAACCCAATTAACAACGTCAGGGATACGCGCCTCGGCTTCTTCCCAGGTGTCATACTTGCCAGTTCCGTTTTCGTTCTTGTTAAACCACTGAGCACGATGACCAAAACTAATCTTTCCTTCATCGTCAATTTCTGCAATGATCTGGACTTGATTCTTTCCGTCTGCGCTTGGCACAAGCTTTTGGAATGTTCTAATCTCAGGAGCTCCGTCTGTTGAGTACTTGCTTATTCCAAGTTCCCATCCTTCAGGAATGTCGCGTCCTTCAATGTCCTTTCCTTGCTCGAACATCTCTTCAAACTTGTCAACGTCCTCGTTGTACTTCTTTTTCTTTTCTTCAAAGAAAGCTTTATCCTTTGCCTTCTTAGCTTCCATCTCGTCAAGAGTAGCCTTTGCAGAAGGATTAAGCTTATCGTAAGGGTCTTCCTCAGAACCTGGAAGAACATCCTTATTGCTTGGAGATGACATGATACGCTTAAACTTGTCATAGTCTTTTTCATCTGCGTTAGCAAGATCCTGGATCTGTGCCCAGTCATCAACTTGCTCACCGACCTGCGTTCCCTTATCACCGTTCTTGTCCTTGCGGAACAGTGTGAGCTTACCATCAGCTTCTTCTACAATGTAATCGTCGTCAGATCCAAATGAACCATCTTCGTTTTTCTTCCAACCGACAGGCGCATCGAGACGCGCAGCAACAAGATCATCCTTGTTAGGAATACTTGCTCTCTTATCAAGAATAGATGAAAGCTTTCCCTTAACTTTTCCTACAGCGCTGTCAGGAAGTAACGCCTTATACGCCTGAGCATTTTTTGAGTCAATTGGATAGATTCCATCAGGTATGTTTGCGTCACCCTTAACTTGAACAAGTCCACGGCTGCCATCTGTGCCAATAAACTTTCCATTGATTGGAACGACGTTTCCACCAATGTTAATTCTAAAACCAATACCACGACCCATTTCAATCCAACGGCCTATACGGTCACGCCATTGTAGATTTGCACGCGCACTACGCGCAGCAGATGAATTGCCAGAACCAAAGTTAAACGCAGCGGTAAGAGCTGTTAGATAGATCTCACGAGGAACTGCTCCTGCAACAAGAACCTTTAGTGAAGCGATTGCGTGTGAGTACTCTACTGATTTTTTATCGTAGAAGTACGCTGCTGCAACAATCTCTCTTGCATCATCTTCAACGCGTGGGTCCGCTGCGATCCAGCGAGAACGAGCATGACGTAGAGCTGAGGCGGTCATTGAGTTATTGCGAGATGAAAGAGGGTGTCCTACTGGAAGTAGATCTCTGTATCCAACCTGTGAGTCAGTTGATAGCTCTCCGGTGCATGCAAGACTGATAAACGATGAAACTTCTTTGTAGGCGACAAACTGACGAGTCTTTTTCTCTAGGCCTGCTGTCTTTGCTAGCGAGCGCTCTGCAACTAAAAACACAGCCTGTTGAGAAACACGACGCTCTGCAGGTACCTTTGCATTTTCAACTGCCGCAAGATAGCGCAGCGACTGGCGAAATGAAGCCTCGGTTCCACGAACACGTGCCTTAGGAACAACCTTAGCCTTTTCTCTATGCGAGATAAGTTCGTTAATTAGCTCGTGCATTTACTCGGTCTCCCTTACTGGCAAAAGATCTGCGTCCTTTGAGTCGTAGAGAGCAGATGCAAGAACTGCTGCTCGATCAAATGGAGACTCGTTGTCACGTATAGCACGTAGCCAGGTTGCGCGTAACGCAGGGACAATTTCATAGCCTTGACCAGATAACTCAGCCATTGCGAGGATTGCATGCTCTGGTGAGTAGTAATCTTCTTCATCCTGTAGTTCAACGTATAGTTCTTGGCTAGCATAGAGCGATGCAATGACTGAGGCATCACCTTTACTTGAGCGTGGGTGCTTTGCTGGTAAAAGATCATTATCCTGCTTGTAATTTGGATTTGCAGGACGACCGCTTTTTAATAAACGTAGGAATGCATTAACTCTTGCGTAAGCCCAGCCATCGCGCGACATGCCTGGACGGTGCGAACCAGAGAACGCTCCTGCACCACGACGATACACGGCCTTCAACATTCCAAGAGTTGCCTTACGACTATCAGGCGCTTTCTCGTTGTGCTTCTTAACCTTCTCACGAAGTGTTGCCTCTGTTCGAGCGCTAAATACAATTTTCTTTCCGCCGGAGGCGGATCCTTTTTTATTTTTCTTTGAGCCGTAGATGCGATCTTTCTTTGGAGCACGAGGATTTGCAAACTCTGTGTCTGTTGCGTCAGATGAATCCTTAGGAACACAGTTCGGAACCATGTTTCCGTTCTTGCCCTTCTTCATACCAACTTGTTTGTATCCGTCCCAGCATGGACCCTTACCATACGCAAGTAACGGCTTATATGAAGCAACAAGATCAACTGGCTCAATGGACATTACTGTTACACCTCAGTAGTTGGAGTTGGCTCTGGTGTCTCTGTTGGTGTCTCTGTCTCTGTTGCTTCTTCTGCAATTTGCTGTGGTCCCTTAAGAAGTCGTTCAACTTCTGGTGGAATTGGTGCAAGAGACGTTGCCTGTGATGCAAGACGAGTTGCCTTCATAACATCAGGGGCAACAGCTCCAAGCATTGCCTCTGTAAGCTCAGGGGTGATTGCACCCTTCTCTCTAAGAAGACGTAGCGCAACCTCTGTAGGAGTTGGGCCGTCTTGTTCTGTAAATCCGTGTGATCTGCGCCATGCATCTCCAGAGATAACTCCCCGGTCAAATCCAGCATCTGCGTCGGCGGCGCGGTCATTACGCGTAGCCACCTGTGATGGGTCATACCATACGCAGATGCGTTCTACCTGAGCTGGGTCGAACCCATTTGCAATCAGGTAAGGACGCAGATAAACAACTGTAATAGCATCTGCAATCAGAAGCATTAACGGTTCGATATGTGCTTTGTATAGTGACTCATCGATTTGAAGAGCATTGGAATACTTAACGTTTGCAAGACCTGTAACGATGTCCTTTGGAACATCAAGGCCTTGTAAAATTCTTTCTAGAACACGATCTGCACGTTGTGCAAGTGCTGGGTCAAACGAACGCTCGAACTTGAATTGTTTAATCTTGTCGCCAAGTTCTGCTGGACCACGAATAATAAGTGGAACAACCGCGGACGCTGAATCCTCATCACGAATAGGAGTTGTCATCGCATCCATAAGTTGATCCTCAAACTCGTCAGCTGCCTCCTCAGGGGTGTAGGCTTGATTCGTTGAGTCATCATCATCATACGGATAGTCAGGATCTGGTGAACCTGCAACAGAAAGCCCGTCAGGTAAGTACAACGCTCCAGCGTTTAAGCGTGAGCGTGCAGTCGCACGGAACGTTCTGTTGAGGAGAAGTAGTTCTGCGCAGAGATCTAACAAGCCACGTAGACTTGAGTCTGCTTCATCGGAGTAGCGTGGGTGCGCTCTCCAGATACGACCGATAAATGCATTTTGTGGAAGTATGATTTGACCAGGTTGTTTTTGTCCTGTATAGGAACCTGTTTCACGTCGAGGAATAATTGTGTAGGAACCCTTTTGATCAATCTGAATCTCATCGACTGAACGGATATCCCATGTCTCAGGAAGACCTTGTCCTTGACGCTCTGGAATTTGAACAAGGTAACACTCGCCAGCTACTGCAAGGTTGAGCGCTGCATCACGGAGAAGACCAGCCTGGCCTCCGTATGCTGAGTCAAGACGAACGATAGCTCGCTCTGCTGCTGAGGCAAGACGCGCATCAAGGAGCGGGTTGTTGCGAACTGGAAATGGAGGCTCTGCAGGATTATCAATCACCGCTGCATAGATACGAATACGAGATATTACCGAGCCAACTAGGCTGAAGGCATATTTAATTTCACCGATTGCATCGAAGTATTCCCACGCCTCAGACTGCCAGGCGTTTGAACCTGAAGTGCGACGACTACGAAATTGCTCGGCCTCACCTTTATCATTAAGACGAAGTTGGGAAGCTGCTGCTGTAAGTCCGCGAGGAGCTGAGTACGCAACTGGAGATGCAAAGCCAGGAATGGTTGCTATTGAGCTGAGTGAAAGAGCAGGTGAGTTAATTGCACGACGAGCAGCTGCTGCCGACCTAGGGCGTTGTGATCTGTTGCCACTTGAATCGCGACTAAATACTGCCACTTATTACTCCTCGTCCTTGTTAACGGAACAGCTGGGCATTACTTTTCCAGCCACGCGGTTATTACTCCTGCGGCGGCAGATAGCGCAAAAACAGCGCACACGGCAATCGTAGGTATGGGTACTATAATATAGGAAACTACAACTAGTGATGAGATCCAAAATGACACACACCAGTAACAGGTGAGTAGATATCCAATCCCTCCGTCGGCTGGCTTAAACTTCTTCCAGACCTTATTACGGAACTTCTCGAGAACTACGTCCTCGATAATAAGACGGCTAGCGCGGTAGACTGCAAGCGCGAGTATGATGAAATTGCCGAAGGCTATTTCCATTGTTATTCCTTTCATTCGGTTGGGTCTTGGTCTGAGTACACGTGGCGATATGGATTCCACGAGCGTAAACGTGAACCGCAACCGCAGTTCTCGTCCTTCTTAAAGGCGAGCATCTTGCCCGTCTCGGTGAGGATATATGAATCCTCGGTTTTAACATTTGACTTGTGATGTTCGGTGTACCGTTCACGGAAGATAATCATTGGCCCTTCATTTCCGTCTACTGCAATCATTACCGCCTCGTCGGTCACAACGATACGAGCCTTTGTTACCTGGTACGCGCCAACGGTAATTGGCGCAGACTTAAGATCCTGCAGTGTAGGAACTAGGTCTGGCTGGGCAACTCCAACAAACGCTGGAAATACATCTTGTAGGATTCTCATTTACCTAACCTTCTTGCCATTGCGCGATATGTAACGCCTGCCGCCTCGGCAAGCTCGCGAACTGGAACGTTTGACTCGTAAAGACGAGTGCAAATAGCTGTAAGTTCTTCATTGGCAGTTGCCTGTGGGGAGAACCCTGTCATCTTAGAACGGTAGCGACGAGCCAGCGGAGACAACTGCTCGATACGTGTGCGTTCTGCTTCACTTATTCCTGGAGAGACTGGGCGTCGTGATACGTAACCGCGAGGTCCTGTCTTAAGCTTAGGTAGAGGAACTGGTACATCAAGAGGAGAATGCTCGTGTTTACGGGCAACCCAAAACTTAACTGTAGAACGTCTACGCGGAGGGTTACACGCGTTACCTATACTTTGAAGAGGCCAACCTGCCTCGAACAACTGGCCTACGCGGGTGTAGAACTCCTTGTGAAATAAAGTAGAAAGAAGCTGAACCTCAGACGCTGGCAGTTCCTGCTTACGTGCGGGACGACGCTTCTCTTCCATAACGTACACAATAACATGCTGTGTACACTAGCGAACTTTAAAAACACCGCCAGTTCTATTGCTTGGAATCTTGCGACCTGCCATCGACTTTGCAGTGATCTTTCCACCAACGAAACCAGCAGGAGGTTTAATAAGGAGCGCGGTCAATGCGTGTACCAAGGCGTCAACGCGGTCTGGAGACTTACCTTCACCAGGAATCCACGAGATCATCTGGCTCTCTAAGTCTGCAAGATAGTTAACGTGGTGAACACGGCCTTGCTCATACGCGAGCGTAATTGGTTCTGCACGTAAAGCCTTACCATACTTGGAGTGAACTTCTAAAACCTTAATTGATGGATCAATGGTGTTAATTGCGTTGCGAACGAGCGCACCGCCTTGGTTAACTTCTGCGACCACAGGGCAACCCCACTTGCGCGCCATTTGAACTACCTTGTTTGACCACACGTCTGGAGAGCCGTGAACGGTTGCGTCCTCTAATACCCACGAGTTACGCTTATACAAATCGCGCTCGCCAGTTGACGCACAAACTACAATTCCACATTCATCGCGAGGATTCTCTGCAACCGATGGGTCAACGGCAACAACGCGCAACGGTGTTCCCATTGGAAGTTGCGACTCACGATTACGGTCAATAAGATCTGGTGTCCAGAGCGCACCCTCTACGTCCGAGAGCATCTCGCCGTATAGTTCCTGCTGTGCTAGTCGAGTTCCTTCATATACGCCCTTGATGGCGTCTAGATAAGCACTAGACAGGTTTCCCTGGTTATCCATAGTTGAACCACGGGTAATGATAACCTTTCCAGTTTTTTCAGCCTCGGCCATTAGTTGATAAAGAAGAGGAACTCTCTTTGGAGTCGTAGTAACAACGATCTTAGGATTAGATCCAAGACGTGTACCAACACGTAGGTTATCAAACGCGGTCATACCTGCCGCGTCAGGAGTTTGACGCCAGGCGGCAACCTCGTCACCCCAGGCGTGTGTAAATTGCGGACCACGAAGTGAATCCGGCTCATCTGCGGTGAAGCAAGTAGCCGTGTTTCCATTTGGCCAAGTCAAACGTCTCTTTGATGGTTCATACAGCGGGCGCTCACTTGGAGGTGTTACGTTGATGATTCCAGACTCGCCTTCAACGATAACGTCACGAACGTCCGCGGCAGTACGAGCAACAAGCGCAAAACGTATCTGTCCCTTGTTTGTGTACTTTGCTTCTTCTCTTATCCACTCTGCGGCGGTGCGAGTCTTTCCAGCACCGCGACCTGCGAGATAGAGCCAGATGTTCCAGTCATCGCCTTCAGGGCGTTG